GTAGTAGGTAATAAATATAAGACTTAAAGTTAAGATTGCTTTTTTCATGTCAATTTCTCCTTTGTTTATATTTATATTAAATCACTAAATAGACGTTATTAATCACAATACAATTAATTGATTGTAAGATACTTAGTCGTATAATTCTATATACCTATTAGTAAATTCTTCTGCTGTTATTTCTCCATTTTCTTTTTGTTGTTGAAGTTTAGAAGCTTCTTTTTGAATTGCATCGTATTTTTCACGAGAATACCCATATTTTTCCATCTCTTTATAATTAGCTTCGTTTATTTGTTCTTGTTGCTGAGGTGTGACACAACCACCAACTGTGCATTGTGTACCATCAGGTTTTGTGTAACCTATAACGTCACCTGCGCCTTGTGCTTGGTACCAAGTATTACCATCTGCATCTACCATGCCGTTAACATTGTGACCATTTTTTACTCTTTGTGATATTTCGTCTTTAGTTAAAGGTCTATTGGTTTGTTGATCGTTGTTAACGTTTGTGTTGTTCTCGTTGTTTACTTGATTATTGTTATCGTTTTGATTAGCATTTTCTTTTTTCGCTTCTGCTTTTTCTTTAGTTTCTTTCTTTTTATCTTTGTTATCTTTCTTTGTTTCAGTTTTTTTGCTTTCCTCTTTCTTATCGCCGTCGTGGCTACCACAAGCGCCTAAAACTAACGCACTCGCTAATGTTAAACCTAATAATCTTTTCATTTTAATTTCTCCTTTGTTTATATTTCTTTATATTTAAAAACTCTCAATGGCTCAAATGTAATTGAGTATTCGCCGTAGTGAGTCCCAATACCATATATCTTTTTATATTGTTCTATTGCTTCTAATATGTATTCTTCACTCAATTGCAGATACTCAGACAACTCATACAAGTTACGTACACCATAATTGTAAGATTCCACAATTTCGCGTAACGGGACTGCTGAGATAAAGCCGTGTCGTCTTGCGTAATTTTCGAACTTGCGATTGTTGAAATTCGAGTAATCGGCTATATCACCGTATGTAAGTTTATTATGTGCTAATTCTTCAAAGAGAATTCCTGCCTTTTCTCTATCTGATAAGCCACGCTTTATTAAAATTAAATCTCCTAACCATACCCCATCCAAATTATCTGGAAGCACATCAGCCTCTCTTATTTCAATATAATCATGTTGTATTAAAGTTTCTTCATATAATCCCATCTGATACATCCTTTACTTACGTTTGCTTCTTATATAATCTGCATAATCTAAAACTCTTTGCCATTCATCATCTGTCAATTCTCCTTCAAGGTGAGCTGCACGATGTTGTACTTCATCATCATTTTCTTCAACCCACCCCATTAAATATGCAGGATTAACATTTAATGCAGTAGCTATACTTTCTATAGTATCGTTTTTTAAATTTTTGATATTTCCGCTTTCATAACGCTGTACAGTAGCTTCAGTTTTACCAATTTTTCTTCCTAGTTCGGCCAAAGTCATACCTTGTTTTTCTCTTGATTGTTTCATTCTTTTTGAAAAGCACATCGTAATACAGCTCCTTTTACTTGATAGTTCTATTATAAGGAAAACTTTCGGCATTTGCAATATTTTTCTAAAAAACTTTCGTAAAGTGCTTGACCTCTTTCGTAACATCATGATAAGATTACTTACGTAATACGAAAGGTGGTGAAAAGAAATGCCTATAGATGCTAAACTTTTGAAATCTAAAATGGCTTTGAAAGAACATAACATCAAAACCCTTTCTGAAGAAATTGGTGTTAATAGAGATACTTTATCTAATATGATTCACGGGAGAACGAAACCGTCGTACCCGGTAATAAATGGTATTTATTTTGCGTTAGAATTGACACCTCAAGAAGGAAGAGATATTTTTTTTAACGAAGACTTACGCAAAAAGAAAGTTTTAACTTAAGGAGGAAACTGAAATGCAAGCATTACAAATAGTAGAACAGAACGAAACACATTATGTAGACAGTAGAGAAGTTGCGGAAATGATAGGAAAGCGACACGACAATTTAGTAAGAGACATTAAAGGTTATATCAAGGTTTTAGAGGACTCCTCAAAATTGAGTAGTCATAATTTCTTTGAAGAAAGCACCTATGTTAATTCACAAAACAAAGTACAACCTTGTTACCTACTAACCAAAAAAGGTTGCGACATAGTAGCAAACAAGATGACAGGTAGTAAAGGCATTTTGTTTACTGCAACTTATGTTGATGCATTTCATAAAATGGATGAATACATTAAACAACAAGCACAGCTTAATGTACCACAAACACCAATGCAAGCATTAGAGATGATGTTCAAAGCACAAAAAGACCAAGAACAGTTTAACAAACAAATGCAACAAGAAATCACAGGCATTCGTCACATTGTCGGTATTGAAACGAAAAACTGGCGTAACGACACAAACAAAATGTTATCTGCGATTGCACAACATTTAGGTGGCGGAGCAATGCACCAGAAAGTTAAGTCTGAAGCTTACAAAGCATTAGAAGAAAAAGGGCGTTGTAATTTAAAAATTCGTATGCAGAACCGCAAAGGCAAAATGCTAGCGAATGGTGCAACGAAAACCCAGATTAACAAGTTGTCAAAATTAGATGTGATTACTGATGAACCTAGATTGGTTGAGATATACATTTCAGTGATTAAGAGTATGGCGATTAAATACGGTGTAGATATTAGCCAATTTGAAATTTAAACAAACATCTTAAAAGGAGGAACAACAAATGTTACAAAAATTTAGAATCGCTAAAGAAAAAAGTAAATTAAAACTCAATTTACTAAAACATGCAAACAGTAATTTAGAAACAAGAAACAACCCTGAACTGTTGCGAGCAGTTGCAGAGTTGCTTAAAGAGATTAATCGATAAATTCTATGAATTCGATTTTAGCTGAAGCGATAGCTACTATTTTGTCTCCAACAAAAGTATATGAGCCATTAGTGAACAAGGAACTTTTAATTTTTTCTTTTGATATTTCAACAGTTCCGCGATGACCTGACTTTATCACTTTTTCTAAATTATCGATTTCAACAAATTTATCATTAGAAAGATATAAACAAGCTTTCATACTTATCACCTCCTTAGGTTGATAACAACATTATACACGAAAGGAGGAATAACAAATGAACATTCAAGAAGCAACTAAGATAGCTACAAAAAATCTTGTCTCTATGACACGGAAAGATTGGAAAGAAAGTCATCGAACTAAGATATTACCAACAAATGATAGTTTTTTACAATGCATCATTTCAAATAGCGATGGGACAAACCTTATCAGATATTGGCAACCTTCAGCCGATGACCTCATGGCAAATGATTGGGAAGTTATAAACCCAACTAGAGACCAGGAATTATTGAAGCAATTTTAGAAATGCTATCAATGATACTTTTTAAATTGTTTTTAAACTCATTTTCAAAGTAAACAACAGTCTTGTCTGAAATTGTTACATGATAAATAGTGTTACTAGCATACACGCCGTTTAGGAACCCAGAGTTTTTAAGTTTATTTAAATCGTATTTTACATCTTCAAAATGTAGTTTTTGAAAATACTTTGTATGTATATCTTTAGCACTTCCAAAATTATTGCAGGTTAATTTAACCGAACCTAACTTTACACATTCTAAATAATCTTTGTAGAGTACGGACAAGATATATTGTTGGTCTTTAGTAAGTGTATCAAATTCATCAGATATCAAGGGCATGTTATCACCTCCTTAGGTTGATAACAACATTATACACGAAAGGAGCATAAACAAATGAACACAAGATCAGAAGGATTGCGTATAGGCGTCCCACAAGTTTCTAGCAAAGCTGATGCTTCTTCATCCTATTTAACGGAAAAGGAACGTAACTTAGGAGCGGAAATATTAGAGCTTATTAAAAAAAGTGATTACAGCTACTTAGAAATAAACAAAGTTTTCTATGCATTAGATAGAGAACTTCAATACAGGGCGAATAATAACAAACTTTAACATTATACACGGAAGGAAAGATAGAAATGCCAAAAATCATAATACCACCAACACCAGAAAACACATATAGAGGCGAAGAAAAATTTGTGAAAAAGTTATACGCAACACCTACACAAATCCATCAATTGTTTGGAGTATGTAGAAGTACAGTATACAACTGGTTGAAATATTACCGCAAAGATAATTTAGGTGTAGAAAATTTATACATTGATTATTCACCAACAGGCACTCTGATTAATATTTCTAAATTGGAAGAGTATTTGATCAGAAAGCATAAAAAATGGTATTAGGAGGATTATCAAATGAGCGACACATATAAAAGCTACCTAATAGCAGTGCTATGCTTCACGGTCTTAGCGATTGTACTCATGCCGTTTCTATACTTCACTACAGCGTGGTCAATTGCAGGATTCGCAAGTATCGCAACATTCATATTCTATAAAGAGTACTTTTATGAAGAATAAAAAAACTGCTACTTGCGACAACAAGTAACAGTTAAAGATAAGCATTTGTCTTAAATAATTATATAAGGAGTTATTAA